CGTAATACGGAGTTCAACATCGTGATATTGAAGCGAGATGAGCGGCAAAGCGGATTGCCAGTTCTCGCAGAAGAAGAAACGAAGCGGGTAGAATTGTTCATTCGCACCACCTCTGTAGAGACCACCGGCAACCGACTTCGACAGGTTCGTCGCGAGGAGTTCAGGGGCGATGTGTGTCGAGAACGTAGAATCTTGTTCGTCGATCACTTGTCCGCCAATGAGAAGCTCAACCTTGGAAATAGCCGTGCTCCAATCGGGGACGGTGTTCGCTTGCGTGCCATCACCCTTGATCGGCATGAAATACACGTAGTTAAGCAAGTCACCCTTGCGCTCGAAGCGCACGGTAGACATACCATTGTTCGACACGTTACCCTGGATGACTTGACGTTCGGTCGTTTGAGAAAAATTCGTGTGACGACGGTAAGTGGAGCGGAAGAAAGAGACCTCAGGTTGACCTACAAGATGCGCATCTTGGGCACCCACAGCCACGAGCTGAGCAATTCCACCAGACATTTTATACTATATTAGTATTTTATTTTTTTAAGCTCGGCCTCGAGATGCTCTATCTTCTGTATAGCTTTCTGGAGGGCTCCATACATCGATGCATATATTTGATCCGGGTTGAGAAATTTGAGATCGACGATGCCGTATTTCTCATGCATCGTTTCGATAGATTTAGGCATAACTTCTTCGACCTCCTGAGCAATCCACCCGAGAACGTTTTTATCCTTTTGATGTTCGCTAAATTCAACGATTCCATCACGCCACGTGAATCGGCGAAGTGGTATGTTCTTGACGGTCTCATAACATCTATCGAGGTCGGCGTCAGTAATGTTCTCCTTAAGGCGTCTGTCTGAGGTTGACGACCAGCTCCCACCACCGCTTTTTGCCGCAGTTCCGATGACTTCGAGATCGAACGTCGGTGACGATGTTTTAATACCGACACGCCCACTCGTCACGAGTGCATTTCCTGTATTTGTGAGTTGCACGGTCGTCGATGCCGTGTTGCCAGTCGTGGTGATTTGTTGAAGTGTATAACTCGGTGTGATGGATACCGTCCCGAGTGTAATTTTACTCGCGAGCACATTTCCACGCACCGTGAGTACATTGGATCCTGTGTCTTGAATGACAACATTCGCACCCACATCGAGCGTGTGAATGGGTGACGTGTTAGAAATACCATAATTCGAAATCACGGAATTGAAACCGGTTTGCGTGTTTGAAAATGTAATTTGATTTGTAAAGTTACCCCCAATATTCGATAAGAACCCGGCGTCCCCGAAATAGGCAGCAGCCGTGATGGCACCTGGTGTCGACAGATTACCACCACCATTGAAATTCATGGTCGTCACGTCGATGAGTTCTCCCTCGGGTGTGTACGCGACGATGTTCGATACAGCCGTCGCGGCTCTGACGGGTCGTATGAATGTCGCATTCGGTCTCGTGGTATTGAGTGCGGTGGTTCTCGCGTTGAGGACGATCGTGTCATTGTGTTGATTCGTTTGTCCAGCCTTAAAACCGATGGCGACCGCCGTTTGTCCTTGCTGGATTTCACCGGCTTGGTAACCAATGGCCACTGAATTTGTTTGTTGTCCCTGGTACGCGCTCAGGTAACCGAGTGCGACTGTTGTATTATTTTGCGAGTATCGACCGGCTCTGTAACCCACGGCGACGCCGTATGGTTGTTGATTGTCTTCCCCGGAACCTTCACCGATGGACACGAAAAATGGCCCTTGACGAATATTCCCCTCGATGCGTACATCACCGTTTACATACAATGTCTTGTTGGCAAACGGTGCATTCGTACCTATACCAACACTTCCCGTGATTACCGTGTTACCATTCACATTCGCCGTGGTCGCGGTCAGGCCCGTCGTGAGTAGCTTATTCGTACCACCCGTACACGTGAATCCATCCGCGAGGAACTTATTCGTACCACCCGCTTTATCGAGAACGAGACCGTCACCTGACGTGTATCTAATACGCGCGCTTCCTATTTGTAAGGCGCCCGTCAATTGCATCTGTTCAGATGGATTCGTTGTACCCACACCCACGAATCCAGAATTTTTAATTGTGATGACGGGTGAATTTGCAACTCTAGATGCACCGGTTGATTTCGTGTCAAAGACAATTTCACCCGCACGAAGGCGAATGCGATCCTTGGTATCGTTCCCCTTGAACAATAAGAGTTCCGATGCCGTATTCGCTTCATCGAACACTCGATTCTCAATCACAGTATTTGCGTAGCCATTATCCCCGAGTGTACCACCGAATAGAATGGACTTGGGTCCGACCGTACTGTCACTTTGTCCAACGTATACATTACCACTCACGTTGAAATCACCGGTTTCGTTAATTCTAAACTTTTCACTGTTATTAATTCTAAACACGTGATTATATCCAGTGGGTACATTGTATCGCAATTCGTTCGGTAGTTGAGACACACTAAAGTTTACAGAATCAGCTCCCGCGTTGTACAAACGAATCTTCTCACCGGCAGAATTCTTAAAACTCAAAATACCAGTCGTACCGACTTCAACACTTCCATTCACCGCGAGACGGTTCGTATCTGGTTGTGTACCAATACCCACGTTACCGTTGATGAACGTGTTACCACCTCGCTTCACTTCAAATCTATTGGTAATGACGTCAGGATTTTGTCCGGTTGAGTTGACGTCTCGAATCACGAAACCCGCGTCGTTGACATCGTCGTGAAAATCGAGTGCCATTTTAATCGCATCCGTCGTACCTATTTGACGAAGGTAGGCCCAATCATTTTCCGATCCACCGTGACCGAATGAAATGTATGTGTTTGAATAGTTCGCGGTGTCAACCCCGGAGACGTTCAAAAGTGCAGGACTCGCGTCGAGATGCACGTGTCCACGGATCCGCGCATCACCGACGACATCGAGTTCGTACCCGGTCGTCGGTTGCGTCGTACCTATACCGAGTTGACCGGCGGATGTCATGACCATCATGGGTGTCGCACCACCGAGACTGAGTTCGGCATCGGAATGTGATCCACCTCTGTACCACGCAAAATTCCCTTGCGTTCTAAAGTATTGTGTGTTCGTCTGCACACCGAGACCGTAGCCGCTTCCAGCCAAGTTAATCTTTTGGCGCAACGACGCCGGGAGCGTGACGTCCGTCAATACTTTCATGTCACCACCGACATCGAGATTTGCCGTGGGTTGTGTCACACCGATACCCACAAAGTTGGTGGTATTCTTATTGAGAATCGTGACCGCCGGTACGCCGTTTGTGTTTTCATTTGAACCAACGATGAACTGTAACGCCCCGCGATCTTTATTCGGACTTCCGACGATTTCTTCGTGACAATACGACCGAATCTTGGAAAATGCATATTCCCGATTTTTATAGTTTGGTGTCAACGTCATCTCAACGTTATTTAATTCGGATTGTGTACTCGCGTACGCGCGCTTAATCTTGAGTGCGCGCGTTAAACTTCCCTGTGCCGATGGTCCGGAGACAATGATGAGTCTTGAATCAGCATCGGTCGTTCCGATACCCACGTTCGACGTCGCGAGATTAATCATCATGATATTAGATTCCGTACCATCCGTGAATGCGTTCCCGAAATACATCTTTTCGCTATTCACCTGAATGTATGCATTTTGGTTGTTATTCGTGTCGATAAAACGGAACGTGGGGTGTTCGTCTTGAATTCGAACATCACCGTTTACATGTAATTGACTTTGTGGTGTCGCGGTGTTAATACCAACTTGTGCATTCTGATCAATCACCATAGACACTGAACCATTTTGACCGGGATTAAGTGCGGCATCGTTGTGTGATCCACCTTTGAACCACACGAAACCGTGTGGTGAACGATAGTATTGATTATCTGATTGTACACCGATACCGAATGTATTCGAGTATAAATCGATATTTTGTCTCGTGACACTCCCAAACGTCACGCGTCCATTGACGAAGACGTTTCCATCTACATCGAGTTCTTGTTGAGGCACGAGTGTGCCGACACCCACCTTCCCATTCTTCGGAAGAAGTAGGAGGTTAATATTGTCGGTACTAAAATTGTTTGAACCTTGAATGAATATAGAGCCATTTGGTCCGACGGATTGGTCGATCCCCATCCGTGCAGAGAGACCACCGTCCTCACTCGTGATGTGAAATTGGGAATATTCTACGTACGATGGATCACCAGTCACGGCCACACCTTTATTTCCATTGACACCAATGCGACCGGTCGCCGTGATGACATTACTCGTCACGAGATTTGAGAGTATCTGACCGTATGAATGAATGACTGGTTGATAATGATAGTTTGGATCAATCACAAACTCCTTTTCTTCAAAGATTTCAATGATGGGTCGATTGTAATATTGTGGTGTTTTTGGTGTTCCTACGACACCGATCGGTGTCGCGTCTTCATCCCAGATGATAATAGAACACCCCGCGATATCACCACTCACGACACCTTGGACGTTGTATATCTTGATGAAACCTGGTGGTACTTGAGACACCACATCGAATTCGACGTAGTCATCCGCCGTGCCATCGGTTTGAACAATCGTAGATAAATTTCCGTCGTACGCATTCGACGATGCTTGATAATACGCACTTCCCGGTAAATTTGATTGTCGAGACGCCGAAATAGTCATTTTACGCCCACCGATGTCGAAAATTTCAATTTCACGGAAATGAATCTTCGTGCTTTGATTATCCGCCCGATCGATGCGAACCGTCCACGTGTGCACGTCATTGTGTACATCGAGACGTGCGTGTGGTGTATCTATACCTATACCGACATTTGACGTCGTCGCCAAAGATGTCGTGATGTTTGAAAACTTCATGGAACGCGTGGTCACATTTCCCGAAAGAGATTCACTGATTTGTTGAAACGTGATATTCGACAGCGTACTCGCGTCACCGAAATAGTAGTCACTCGTAACATTCCCGTAGACGTGTACATTTATGCTATTCGATGTGTCTGGGATAATATCCTTTGCGACAATTTCTGAACGTGTAAAACCAATCGCGTATTCTTCATTACCTATACCACTTTGATCGGGGGTTCTATAGATTGCCATCACATTTGACTTTACACCATTCCTGTCAGTGATGAGATATGAACCGAGATCGTATCCCAAATTACCTGGGTTTTGTTCACCGTACCCAATCAAGGGATTACTGACGACGGTGATGGTTGCATAAATTAATTCAGTATCACCAAGCGTCGTGACATTACCGACAATCGTCGTGTTCCCGCTGACGAATAAGTTACCACGGATAACCATTTTCGACTCACCGGTATCATCGATGAACACATTGGATCCAACATCTAGCGTGTGGATTGGAGCTGTGTTTACTATGCCGACGTTTGATGTCGTGACAAACGCCGTCTCTGTGTTGCTAAAAATCAGTTTTGAAGGCACGAACGCCGACGTCGTAGCAATTTGATTGAAGCTTAAGTTTGAGAGTAAACCACCGTCTCCCAAATAAACCGAAGCCTCAACGAATTGGGTACCTCTCTCCTTTACCTGATGACTCTTTGTGTTGTAAGACATCACAACATTCTGAGCCACATTCGGAGTCGTCTCCTCCACCTTCCTGAGATACACATTCGTAAAAACGCCCGTGTTCCCGATGTTCGGCATTGTTACTTTAAATAAGGATTATAATTTGGGGTGTACCTTAATGTATTTGACTATGTAAATATCATAAGATACAGGTCTTACTTTTTCATGAGTTCGGCCACTTGTGCTTCAAGGCGTTCTTTATCATCGATGAGCTTCTGGATCGTACCGAACATGGCGGCGTATATTTGATCCGCGTTTAAGAATTTCACGTTTTCGAGTCCATACTTTTCATGCACGGTGGTCACTGATTTTGGAAGAACTTCTTCAACCTCTTGGGCAATCCAACCAATCACGTTTTTATCTGTGATGCCTTCGACATCGTCGCGCCATGTGAAACGTCTGAGTTTAAGATTCTTAATGGTATCGTAGCACGTATCAAGATTTGCGTCTTGAATATTTTCTTTAAGTCGTGCGTCTGATGTCGAGGTCCACGTACCACCACCCGTTTTCGCAGCTGTGCCGTTGACTTCGAGTGTGTAAGCGGGTGCCGATGTCGCGATACCAACGTTCGATGTCGTCACGAGTGATGTGTCGGCGTTATTAAACTCGATGGTGCGAGACGTCGTATTTCCAGTGGTAGAAATTTGTTGGAATGTGTACGTTGGTGTGATCGACACATCCCCGAGTGTAATTTTACTCGCGAGTATATTCCCTGAAATCACAAGCGCGTTCGATCCCACATCGTCTATGTATACATTTGATCCGATACTGAGAGTGTGGTCTGGGGAAGTGTTCGCAATACCAGCTGGACCCGTGGTAATGAGACTGAGTGTATCGTTTTCAATAGAAATTGTCTGGGTCGTGACATTCCCGTTCGTGACGATCTGTTCCAAATTAGATGCGATGTTCGAGAGGAAGTACCCATCACCGATGAATCGCGTCGCGTACACGTTACCAATCGCGTGGATTACGTTAGACCCCGTGTCATCGACGTATACATTTGAACCGATACTCAGTGTATGATCTGGGGCGATATTCGCGACACCAACCGGACCCGTGGTGATGAGACCGAGTGTGTCATTTTCAATAGAAATTGTTTGGGTCGTGACATTCCCGTTCGTGACGATCTGTTCCAAATTGGATGCGATATTCGAGAGGAAGTACCCATCACCGATGAACCGTGTGGCGTATACATTACCTATGGCGTGGATTACATTAGACCCCGTGTCATCGACGTATACATTCGATCCAATACCAATGGTGTGTTCGGGTGCCGTATTTGCGATACCGACGTTTCCACTCGCGACGAAACTCAACGCGTTCGTGAATTCAATCGTATTTGCGGTCACGTTCCCATACTGCGTGACTTGTTGAAGTGTGATATTTGAGAGACCGTGTGCGTTCCCGTAATAGGTTCCAAATTCACTCACGGTGATGTTGTTTTGAACGAGTAGATTCCCTTGAAGGTCAATCAAAAGATTCCTACCCGGGTATTGATAATATAAAATGTGATCATCCGTAAATGTATTTTGTGTATACCCAATCGCAAATCTGTGATCGACGGCGTGGTGAATCAATGCGATGTTCGCGTAATCACCCGCTTCGTGTTGATGTTCAATCATGAAACCACTGTCCAAACCGGTCACGCTATTATTTGCGCCGACACCAAAGATTCTATCTTCGATGGTCACGGATGTTGAAGAAATAATAGTCGTATTACCACCGAGCGTAATGTTACCCAAGAACTCCGCTTCACTCGCGGAAATAACATACTTCCCTTCGGGTGTGACGAATACGGGTGAATGTATAAAGGTACCATCCGTGTCCACCATCGGGAGGTATTTGTTCGTCGAATCCGCGAGACCGAGTACTGAAATGTTGGAACCAACCTCCAAATTAGCCGTCGTGACGAGACCCGTCGTCACGTTCGTAAATTGAATGGTGTTTGAAGTCGTATTGCCGGTATTTGTGACTTGCTCGAGCGTTTGAAGTTTAGTCAACAAATTCGAAGGAACAATCTTCCGAAGGTTATTGTTCGCCGTATTCACGTACACGTACGGTGAAGTTGTGGTTTCGATCGGTGCGTTTGGAATGTCGTTGGAACGACCAACACCCGTCACGAAAATGACACCGTTGGTTTCATGTGCTTTGATACAAATACCAACGTTTTGAATTTGATCACCGAGTCCATATGGTTTCGTATTCATGACCAGACCCGCACCTACATTACTCACGTATACGGTATCACCTTCACCATATCCGAGTGTATTTATACCTTGTACTTTACCGTACGCCACCGCGACCCCTTCATCACCTGGAAGGACGTTTTCATGAATGAGACCGATCGCGGGCATCGTGGTGGTTGAATCGGACTTCGCCAAAGCCACGTTAGCTACGTTATTGTTAAACGAATCGACGATGTACACAGTATTCCCTTTATAGAGTGTCGTTCCGGTGTTGTTATGCACCTTGATGAAATTATGAATATTGAAATCATTGACCCAATTCGAACCATCGTACACGAGACTGTGATCGGCTTCGAGACTCGTAATGGTAACGTTCGATAATTGATCGAGCTTCACGTGTACATTTGACACAAGATCTGTCGTGAACGCCGTGGTTGGGTTCGTAAATTGAATCGTATTCGAGGTCGTGTTACCCTTATCCGACACGACTTGCAGCGTCACATTCGCGAGATGCCCACCATCTCCGTAGTAGCGTGCGGCGTGGACATTTCCTACGACCACGGCATTTGATGATACATACACATTACCCGTCACATCGAGTCCCTTTGATACGTACGCGTTACCAGTCACATTGAGTTCTTTGGTTACGTTTACGTTTCCGGTCACGTTCACGTGACTTTTCGCGATGACGTTTCCAGTGACTTGTGCGTTTTTCTGAATGAATGTATTGCCACTCACATTGAGATCATTCGTGACGTCTACATCTGTCGTCGCGTATGTATTACCTGTCACGATGATATCCGCCAAGGCGTAAATATTACCCGTAATGTTCAAGTCTCTAGCCACATCGATATTACTCGATGCGTACACATTCCCACTCACATTGAGTTCTGAAGAAATATCCGTATTGCCACTCACGATGATGTTGGACAGCACATAGGCGTTTCCAGCGACATTGAGTTCCGACGAAATATCCACATTACCAGTGATGACGGCATTTGATAGTATGTACGCATTCCCACTCACATTCAATTCTGATGAAATATCTGTATTGCCGGTGATGACGGCGTTTGAGAGTATGTAGGCATTTCCAGCCACGTTCAATTCTGAGGAAATGTCGGTATTGCCGGTGATGACAGCGTTCGAAGAAACGAACACGTTTCCACTCACATTCAACTCTGATGAAATATCCGTATTGCCACTCACGATGATATTGGACCCAATGAATACGTTTCCATCAACATTGAGCTCGGAATGGACATCCGTGTTACCACTGACTATGACATTTGAGAGCACATAGGCATTCCCACTCACATTAAGTTCCGACGAAATATCGGTGTTTCCAGTGATCACGGCGTTTGAGAGCACGTAGACGTTTCCGGAGACGTTGAGTTCCGATGAGATATCAGTGTTTCCGGTAATCACGGCGTTCGAAGATACGAAGACGTTTCCAGCCACGTTAAGTTCCGATGAGATATCAGTGTTTCCAGTGATGACCGCATTCGATTGAATGAATGTATTTCCAACGACAGTCAAATCATTCGAGGTCGTGATGTTTCCGAGAACCACGACGTTGCCGAGTGTGTTTGAGTCTTTCGTGACTATTAAGTTGTTGGATGTTGTAATGTTTCCAGTGACTTGTAAATTGCTCGACGTCGTGATATTCGAAAGAACAACGACGTTTCCCGTGACATTCAGTTCTGACTGAATGTCGGTATTCCCAGTGACGACCACATTAGACGACACAAACGCATTTCCGGTGACATTGAGATCGTAACCCACGTCGACATTTGCTACGGCTGTGATATTATTTGAACTCGTGAGATTTTGAACGACCACGAAATCATTCGAAAACGTGACGTTGCCACCCACCGTGAGATCACCACTGATATAGGCGTTACCCGTCACACCGAGCACGTTGGATGTACCACTGTCTTGTACATACAAATTCGAACCGACGTCGAGCGTGTGCGTCGGAATATCTTGAAGAATACCAAATTTCGATGCATCGTAAATAGCGATGGCATTTGTTTCATCATACGTCGTCAGAGAAAACACGGTGTTAATGTAGGTTATCGTGTAATTACTAATTACAAACCCAAATCCAAAGTTATCGTTAATAACAATCACATCACCCCGAATGATTTCTTCGGTGATAGTTATGGGACCTGGACTCAGATCATTGACGACACCGACTTGCGTCCCATTGACGGTGACTTCAAGTTCATTACCGAACCCAAGTTGTGTGGATTGAATCGTCATATTCAATGTACCAGTGACCGGTGCAGTGACACTCACGTTCGATGAACTATAAGTGATCGTTTGTGTGGGTGTCTGTGATTCGTTGAAATGCCAACGACCGACGTGTGTACTTCCCGTGGTGTACGTGTTCCCATAAAATTTGGTTTTTAATGGGGAAGATGTGTTAAACGTAATATTCTGATCGATCGCATTACTTCCTGTGTAACCGAATGATAATTCATCGTTACTTTCTTTAAAAATAATACCCACGTTACTCCCAGCCACCGCCCGGGTCATCATCACACCGATGTCATTGATACCTGGGTTACCACGCGCGAGTTCTATGATTGGATCTTTAATCGTCAAGTTTTGAGTATTAATCGTCGACGTATTTCCCTCGACGAAAAGTTCACCACCGATCCACACATCACCACCTTCATTGATGTAAAAATTATTACCAACATCGAGTAAGTGGATGGGATTTGCGTTACCTATACCTACATTCGACAATGTCACGAGACCCGTAAAGGTATTATTAAACACAGCTGTATTAGTCGTCACGTTACCCGTGATGAGTACATCTTCTAAACTTACACGCGACCCTGGACCAATATCCACAATTTCCTTTGTCACAAAATTATATACAATCGTATTCGATGTCGCACGCTGATCGAAATCGAACCGTAGTGGTGCTACGTAGAACGAGTTCGCCGTGAGACTCGGGAAAACCTCCGGAGTTGCATTGAGTACGATCGTATTTTCAGGTTGATAATCAGACGTATTCTTACCGAGCCTGATCTTCTCTGAACGATCGATGGTACTCAAGTTCTTCACCATTTATATAATCTCGTATTTTAATTGGCGTAGATGAGACCAGCCATACCATTGTTTATTCTGAGGATATTGTAATTTACCGCATAAATTGGATCGTTTATTGGTAAGGTTTCGCTATGTATCATTGCTGAATCTAAACGACTAAAATTGAGCGTTCCTGTGGGTTGTAGAAGACTCGTCGTGAGACAGAAACAATGTAAGAAGATGTCGGGCGACGTCACGTAATTCGTGTGATAAAATGAAGAAACATCGATGTAGTGCGGTCTCGCCCACTTGTACACACCGATGTCCGTGCCATTAATGCTTATTTTTACTTTATTCGACGCGGATGTCAACGCACTCGTGTAACTCGTGTTTGAACACGCGATATATTTGACCGGATGATTAAAACTCAACTCGTGAATTAACTCCCCGGATGGAATATTCTTTTGTACTTGATGAATGAGAATATTATGGCTTCGCGACGCCATGGTCGCACGTTCATCATTGTCTAAATAGTAATAATTGGCGAACGCTTCCCAATTGTACAATCGAGCGTCCGGACCCCACCGAATACGCACTTCAATATTGTGATACTGTAACGCACACAAAGGAATCGCACTCTGAGGGTTTTCGCAGAAGAAGAATCGTAACGGGTAGAAATACGATCGAGAGCTTAATCCCGGGTGCGGTCCATTTGACGATTTAGATACATTGTTCGCGAATGTATCGATTGCAATCTTTTCACAAAAGATTGAATCTTGTGTGTCAATCACGTGCCCTCCCACTAAAAGTTCAACACTTTCGATGAGTGTCGTCCAATTGAGTGAATCGAGAGATTGTGTGTGATCATCAATCGTGAGATATACATATCCCAAAAGATCACCCGTTTTTTCGAAACGGATGGTCGACATAGAGTTACTATTCACAGCTCCCTGTATGGTTTGTTGCTCGAGAGATTGTGAAAAGTTGGAGTGCCTCTTAAAAGAAGAATTAAAAAACGAGACCTCCGGTTCGCCCATAATATGTTCATCTTGTGCGCCAATCGCGATGAGTTGAACGATACCAGAAGACATTTACATTACCTGGATGTTATTTTTGTCTAAAAGCTCCGCATATTGGGTTTCCTGCATACAAATCGAATGATTAAAAAATTATCGCCTGTGGCACCATCCTCAATAGTGTCACCATTTTGGTCACGAATCGTCACCGTGAGTCGATCGATCGTGTTGATTGGATCGATATACTGCGTAACAATGGGGTAGTTATCTCTGAACACAATCAAATCATTCACACCCGAATGAACGTTTGATTTACTAATAATCGACGCAAACGAGTTTCTCAAAACAGAAAGCGCTGGCTGTGACGCAACAGATTGTGGTGGATCCTTCGATGCCCGATCCGTGAAAATAGAATCGAGTTCGGCGATAGACACATGACAATGCTC